CGTCCGGCGAGTATATTCCGCTTCGGCACCGGCGGCCGTCGGTGCGCTATGCCATGGCGCGCGTGGTCGTGGAGGACAGCGTGGCTTTGCTGTTCAGCGACGGGCATTTTCCGGATATCGAGTGCGCCGACGCAACGGTCAGGAACGCTCTGACCAATTTGGTTCGCGACGCCGGGCTGAATGGGGTGATGACGGAAGCGGGGCTGCGCGGCAGCGTAGGCTCGGTAGCGCTGCAGTTGCGTATCATGCGCGGGCGCGTGTTCGTGACGGTGCTGGACACCGAGTTTCTGACGCCGGTGTGGGACCCGCAGGCGCCTGATACGTTGCTGCGGGTGACGGAGCGGGCCAAGGTTACGGGCCATGACCTTGCTCTACAGGGCTACGACATTGATGATCCGGACGCCATGTACTGGTTTGTTCGTGTCTGGGACGCAACGGATGAAAGCTGGTTTCTGCCTGGGCGGGTGGGGAGCGACGCGCCGCTGTTGCGCGACGACGAGAGAAGTGCGGCGCACCGCCTCGGCTTTGTGCCGATCGTGTGGATACGCAATCTCGCCGGCGGCAAGGGGATCGATGGCGCCTGCACGTTTCGGGCGGCTGTCGAGACGGGGATCGAGATTGATTATCAACTGAGCCAGGCAGGCAGGGGGCTGAAATATAGCAGCGACCCGACGTTGCTGATCCGCGAGCCGGCGGGGCTCGATGGAACGATGGTAAGGGGCGCTTCGAACGCGCTCGTCGTGAGTGAAAAAGGCGACGCGAAACTGCTGGAGATTGGTGGCACCGCAAGCCAGGCGGTGATCGATTATGTGCGTATCCTGCGCGAGTTTGCACTGGAGAGCGTGCATGGCAACCGGGTGGATGCGAGCCGGCTGACCACACCTTCGAGCGGCCGCGCCATCGAGCTGATGAACCTTGGGCTGATCTGGCTCGCGGACAATTTGCGCATCAGCTATGGCGACGGGCTGTTGCGCCTGGCGCGCATGATATTGCGGGCTTCGCACGTGTTTCCGCTGTCCATTTTGGGCGAGACGGTGGCGTCGCTCGATGCCGGTGCGCAACTGAGTTTGCGCTGGCCGGAATGGTATCCTGACGATGCGCTGGATCGGCAACGGGTGGCGGAGACGGTGAACGCGCTGGTTTCCGCCGAGCTGATTTCGCGGGAGACGGCGCTGAAGACCCTGGGGCCGCGCTACGGCATTGAGGATAGGCAGGCGGAACTGGCACGCATCAAGGCTGAGGGGGGCGGATGAGCGACGGCACGGGGATGGCTGCGGATGACAGCGAGCTGACGGCACTGCGGGCCCGTGCGGAGGCGCTGGAGCGGCAATTGGCACAGGTGCAGGCGCAAGCCAGCGCGCGGCTCGTGCAAGGGGAGCTGAAGGCAGAGGCCATACGTGCCGGCATGGTGGATTTGGATGGTTTGAAGCTGATTGATCCGGCTGCCTTGCCGGCTGGCCAGGATGGCGAGTTCGATGGCGCTGCCGAGGTTATTGCCAAGCTTCGGCGCGATAAGCCGTGGCTGTTCGGGGCGGTGAACTCGAGCAGTGCCGCTGTGGTGCCGACGGCCGCGCCGGCACGGCGAAAGCTGGCGACGGAAATGAGTCTCGACGAGTGGCGGCTGGCCAGGGCCGAGCTGCTGCGCCGGCGCTGAGGTTTGGGGGTCTGGGGCCTCCAGGCCCCAGCGAGATTTGCGTTACGTGCGGCAATTTTGGGGGCTTGAATGACGGTATCGAACTTTCCGCTGGCGCTGCAGCCAATCATACAGCAAGGGTTTCTGGAGCGCGAGTTCCAGCAGGCACTGCGTTCCAGGATCGGCTACCGGGCCTGTGCGGACCGCGAGGAGTTTGCCGTTGGCATAGGCGAAACCTTGACGAAGACCCGGGCGGGGCTGCGCCCGGCGGTGACCACGCCGCTTGCCGCCAACACCAACACCAACCTCGACAATGGCCTGACCTCGGGCAGCTGGAACGTCGAGCAATTCACCATTACGCTGAACCATTATGCGGCGACCATGGATTTGAACATGGTGACGAGCCGGGTGGCGATTGCCAGCGTGTTCTTGCAGAATGCCTATGTGAATGGCGAGCAGGCGGCGCGCAGCCTGGATGATCTGGCGCGCAATGCGCTGTTCGGCGCGTATTTTGCCGGCAACACGTTCGTGCGTGTGACCCTGGGTAGCGCGGGACCGAATGTGGCCGTGGACGATGTGCGCGGGTTTCAGACCGCGTTCGTGAACGGCGTGCAGCAGACGGTGACAGCCAGCAATCCGCTGGCCGTGACGGTGGGATCGGACATTTATACGCTGACGGGCGTGGCGGTGGATACGACGAATGTATCGATCACACCTGGCGGCCTGTCAGGGGTGCTGAGTTTTTCGGGCAATGTCTCGGTCAGTGATGCCACGGCGTTCAATAGCGTTCAGGCGGCGACGGCGTCGCTGATCCTGCGGCCGAACGGGCGCACCAACGCGACGCAGCTTCAGGCCGGCGATACATTGTCCATGACCAACATTCTGGATGGCGTGGCCAATCTGCGGCTGAATGCCGTGCCTGACATCGAGGGCGCCTATAATTGCTATCTGGACCCGATCAGCGCCAGGCAGCTTTTTGCCGATGCCGATTTCCAGAAGCTGTTCATTGGTCTGACGTCGGCGAACGAAGTGTTCAAGCCGGGCCAGGGCGTGGTCAACGAGTTCCTTGGGCTGCGCTTCGTGTTGACCAACGAATCCTATGTGCAGGCGCATCCGACCATTGCCGGGGCGTATATCAGGCGGCCGATCCTGGTTGGCCAGGGGGCACTGGTGGAGGGGGACTTCGCTGGCATGGCGAGCGATGATGTGGCGCCTGCGAACTCGCTGGTGTCCATGGTCGATGGCGTTTGCATGGTGACGCGCGAGCCGATCGACAGGCTGCAGCAGATCATTGCGCAATCCTGGTATTGGATCGGCGGGTTCTGCGCGCCTTCCGATACCACGACGACGAGCCTGACGGTGCCGACGGCGACGAATGCGAGTTTCAAGCGGGCAGTGATGATCGAACATCTGGGGTGAGGGCTGGCCGGGATTGGCGGTGGCGCTGTTGATACCTGGCGCGCGCCCTCACCCTCCCTCTCCCGCAAGGGCGGAAGAGGGTCTTTTACTTCATTGCTGGGGGCGGGATGCTTACGGACCAGCAGAAGACGGATATCCGGCGGTTCTGCGGGTATCCTGCTTACGGCGCGTCGCCCTCGGGAAATATGGGGTGGCGGTTTTATACCGCTTATGGCGCGCTGGAATACCGCATGAACAATCTTTCGCCTGATGAGGAGATTATTGTGGGGAATTACCTTGCCATTCTCGCGCAGCTTGAATTGGCGGTACCTTCCTCCAGCGACAATTTGGATAGTGAGGCGGCTGGGGCGTGGACACATAATGCCAATGAGGTGGCGGACCGGATGCGGCTGCTGGATATTTGGAGCCGCCGGCTGTGTGCCTTCTTCGGCGTGCCGACTGGTGACGGGTTGAACGCTCCTGGCCTGTCCTGGGTAGTGTGATGGACGGGACAGCACTGCAGGACAAGATCAGCAAGGGCATGGGTGTTGCGGCTCGCAAGCTGGGAACGCCGTTCATTGTGTATCGGCCTGACGGGGCGACCAATCCTCTCAGCAGCCGCAACCGGGTGATCAAGCTGTGCGCTTCATTCAATGCGGAGGATGAGCGGTTCCGCAGCGTTGCGGGATTCGGGCGGCCGATCTGGTGGGGCGTGTTCGACGCGTCCTACACGCGGCCCGGCGATTATCTGGTTGGCCCGAGCGGGACATATTTCATTTGCGCGCAGCGGCCGCTACTGCCGGTGCAGTGCGTGCTGACCAATCATGTGGTGCAGATATTGCGTCCAGCGACGCCGGTGAGTGGCGGATATAGCGGATTTTGCGTCGCGACAGCGACGCACATTATTGCCGGCTTTCCTGCCGCTTTGATTGAGGAGGGCGCGCGGGTCGCGGATGGGGGTGCCAGAAGCCAGAAATTCGGCGGCTGGAGCCTGTTGCTGCCGAATCTGCCGGCGTCACCGCAGGTTGGCGACGTGGTGATCGACGATGCTTCGATGCACTATGTGGTGGGTGCGGCGGAGCAGAGTGCACTCGGATGGCGGCTGATGGTGCGGCAGATCGCGGCTTGAACCGGAGAGACGCTCTTGCAGTCTGAACAATTGCATGTTGTGACGGCGCGCTTCAATCCGCTGCGTTGGGAAACGCCGGACCGGCATTTTCGCGACTGGGCCGGGCATGTGCTCGACGCGGGGGCGAAGCTGACGGTGGTGGAGGTGCAGTATGGCAAGCGGGAGTTCGTCTGCGCTCTGCCGCATGTAAACCATGTCGGTATGCGCGCGGATAGCTGGGCATGGTGCAAGGAATGTGCGCTCAACGAGGGCATACGCCGGCTGCCTGACGCCGAGTATATTGCCTGGGGCGATGCGGATGTGTGGCATCGCAAAGTCGGCTGGGCACGTGAGACGGTAGAGCATTTGCAGCACTACCGGGTGGTGCAGACATGGTCGCGCGCGCTTGATCTCGGGCCGCAGGATTCGCTGATCGGTGTGCATCACGCCTTTGCCGCGCAATACATGGAGGGCAAGCCGCTCGTTGCTTCAGGCAAGCACTTCTGGAAGTTTGATGGTGGATACGAAGAATATCCGCATAGCGGGTATTTCTGGGCCTGCCGGCGGGAGCTGCTGGATTGGACAGGCGGGCTTTTCGAGCTGGCCGGCATGGGGAGTGCGGATCACCACATGGCGCTGGCCTTCGTGGGGCTGGTCGAGCGCAGTTGGCCGGCTGGTACGGCGCCGTCGTATCAGGCGCATCTGCTGCGCTGGCAGGAGCGGGCGCGACGGTTCGTCAATGGACGGATTGGTGCCGTTCCCGGAATCATTGAGCACCGGTTTCATGGTGCCAAGCAGAATCGCGGGTATCTGGGGCGCTG